TTTCCGAAGGCAACGATCAGACCGGCCACAAAACCGGCGACCGCCATCCAGAGCTTGCGGCTCGTGAGCTTACGTACAATGTCTTTCTTGGTCATTGATGATCCTCCTAAAAATTATTTGTTTTCGAGAATGCTGATACGGTTTTCGTGATCGGTCACGCGATCGTCCAGCTCCTCATTTTCTTTTTTGCGGTGGTTGATGCGCTCGTGAAGCTGCTTGTGCTCTTCCGTGTTGGATTCCTCCAGTTTGCCGTTCGCCTCTTTCAGCCCGTTCACTGCGTCCGTAAGTTTGACAATGTTCGAGTTGAGTTTCAAAATCGGCACAACAATGGCGGTTCCGAGCGCAATGAGTTCCGCGAGGGTGCGCACCATTTCCATTTCTGTCATGCCGAGCCCCCCAAGATACGATTCACCTCGTCCTGCACGGCCTTTGTGAACCATGCGGCGAGCGCGTCCTTGCGAGCCTGTCCGTTTCCCCATTTACCGGCGATGACCTCGCGGGCTGTTTTGGTGATGAACGGGTCAACCGTAGACTCCTCGGCGGGCTTCTCGGGTTCAGGCTGCGGCGTCGGTTCCGGCGCCGGTTCGGGCTGAGGCTCTGCGCCGTCCGACTTGCTCGCGTAGTCGGGGCGGCCATAACCTCGGATGAAGCGGGCGTTCACGGCAAGAACACGCTTGTTCACGGCGTTGGCGTTGTTGCCCTCGATGATGGTCATGTTCTGACCGTCGCAGTCGAGCACGATGCCCACATGGTCGGGGTGGCCGATGTTGTCGGTAGTGGCGTAGTTCGTTGCGCTGTCCTGCCAGTCGTAAAAAATCACATCGCCCGGAGACGGGATATAGGCATCGTCCTCCACCCAGCGCCCGAGCTCCTGATAGAGTCGCACCATGCCGGGGCAGCCGCACTCGGTAGGCATGATGTCGCGCAATCCGCACTGAAGGGAGACCGTGGACACGAACGCCGCGCACCAAAAATCGGTGACTTTCATTTTCCAGCCGCGTGGCAGCGGGCGCTGCGCGTTGTAAATTGCGAGCATTTCGAGATGCTTGGTCGTGTTGGCTTGCGTCCCCAGCCACGCGAGAGCGGTGGACACGACTTTCTGTCGAAGTTCTTTTTCTGTCATTTCCATGTTCCTCCTTATGGATTGGCCTTGACAAGGGCTTCTTTTGCCGTTCCGTTGACATTCAGCAGAACGCGCGTCACTCGTTTCGCCGCGCCGTTCACGTTCAAATACAGCACATCGCCGAGCAGCGCCGGAGCAGTCAGCTTGACCGTGCCGTTGCTTTGGCTGGAAGCGGTGTCTGCTGCCCCGTAAACAACGGTGATTTCCGTCCCCGCATCAGCTTCTCCAACGAAATACCAATACGTTGGCGTTTTGGGGAGATTGCCGGGCGTTTCAGCTGTCCCCCGAACACTTCCGATGTCGCAGCGGAGATATAAGCTGCCGTACTCCGGATGATTGCCGTAAGAACCGCCGCTTGGGGACACCAAAACACGGACGGCAAACTGTTTCCCTTCCAGCCTTGCAATAGAGTATTCGCCGCTCAGTACAAACCAGTTCTGCTCAAAAAAGTTTGTCTTTGTGATCGTCTGCTCCCACGCGCTGCCGCTTGGAAGCTCTGGCGCTGTTTTGCTCCATGCCATCCCGCTCACCTCACACAGAATACCGTGGGTATATGTCGCCCGGCTGCCACCCGGCAGGCGGCGTTTCGCTCGTCCCGGTGTAGATGTGCCGCACCTGATCGGCGGAAAGCCCGAACTTCGTATAAGGAATGTTGTCAGCAAGCTTTTCGGCAGTGACGGACTTGTTGGCATATTTGGGCGTTGTGATCGTGCCGTCCGCGATCTGCCCGCTTGCCGCCTGCTCGATGGCCGTGCGGAGCTGATCCAGCAGCGCAGATGCCTGCGCTTCCAGCGCCGCGGTCGGAATTCTGGTAACGCCGTCCCTCATCAGACCGCAGAGGTCCTCGTTCATGCGCTGGTCCGTCAGATTCGCCGCCGTGGCCGCCAGATCGCCGTGTGCTACGAGATAGTCGCAAAGGACGAGATCGTACAGTTCGTCCGTTTTGGATCGTGCCGGCGCTGTCGGCGAGCTGCCCAGATCGCCCATCAGCAGCTGCGCCGTTGCCGTGTTGGCCGTCTTGTCCCAGCGGATGACCAGGCGGCAGATACGATCCAGAACCGCATCCGCGACCGGCAGAGTAAAGTTGATATCCGCCGTATTGACGTAGACCTTGCCCCAATACTCTTCCGTCGTGAACCAGGCAATACCCTTGGACAGCGTCAGCTGCCGGGCGCCGGTGATCGTCACTTTCAGGTTATCCTCGCCGGACCACACGCCGGACGTCCGCGTCCCGTGGAAGGCTCCGGCCTGCGCCGACGTATAATCCTGTTTCCCGCCGAGCGGGTAGGCAAATTCACTCATTTGTTACCTCCAATCGTTTGTATGACCGGTGTGCCGATCGTGAGGGACAGTGCTGTGCGGTTGTCCTCGATCGTCTCCTCAAAAGCGATCACCCGCACAAATAGCTTCAGCCCGTCCTCCGGGAGGATGCAGCACACGGTATCGCCGAGACTGTACGCCGTGCCGAAGTCTGCCGGATCCACATCAAATGTCACGCTCAGCTTTCGGTTGTGTTCGTTCAGCTTCTGCAGGCCGCGTTCTTTGAGAAGATCTTCGTATGCCGTCTGCGTCTGCCCGTTCTCCTTGCGAAGATCCCGCGCATCGACGAAGAGCTCATGCCGGGCAAGCCCTTCGGCCGTCGTATCGCCGCACACAACGAATATCCGCTCGCTGCCATCCCCTTCGCCGCCGACAAAGGCAACGTTTTTAAAATCCGCGTCGGACTGCTGCAGGACAAGATTTGCCAGATTGCCGAACGCCTCGGAAAACTTGGCGTTTGACTGCTCCTGCCCGGCGAAGACGTCAAAAAGCAGTTTCTTCGCGGCTCGGTCGTGGACGAACCGGAAACCGTAATCCACCGAGCCGCACAGGTCCTTGGAAAGCTCGAACAGCGTGGGGTATGTGTGCTCGGAAACGACGGAGCCGGTCAGTCCGCGGTCCGCAGCCAGCGCGACGATGTCAGGCGCGCGTTTTCCGATGACTGCCGCGCGAAGGTCGTCCGCCACGACATTGGACGTGTGGATGCCGTCGTATACGCGGTCGTCCAGCAGCGAATAGTTTGCCGTGAAGCCGTTGATCCACAGCTCTCCCTCGCGCTTTTCCTTCGTCTTGATCTGCCAGAGCGTAGACTTATCGTTTTTTCCTACGAAACGCCCCGGCAGCAGCAGTCTCGACGCCGCCTCGGAGTTCGCCACGACGAGCTGGCATATTCCCTTGTCCGCGAATTTTTCTTCCCAGGTGGACGAGATGACCGTACGGATCTCGCCCACGCGGGTAAGCGATTCGTCGTAGATGTTAAATGCCATAGCGCACCCCCACGACCGTGTCGCAAAACCGGATCACGACCGCCAGCCGTCCGTCTCCGCTCTCCTTGTCCGCCCGGATCACGTTGTCGCCGACGTCCATGAAGAACAGATTGGAATCTTCGTCCAGCGCGCTGAAAATGTCCGATGTCTGGCCGGCGGTCTCCTTCGTCACGCGAAGGATGTTATTCTCGCGGAAGATCCGCACGGTGTCCGCCGCCGTAAGCGTCGTCTTGACGGCGATGAATTTCTGGTTTCCGGCGTTCGTGAGCGTGATGTTGGCGGCCTGTCCGGACGTGCATCGGATCTCCGCGCTGTAATCCACTCTGGTGTTTCCGCGGTTGACGCAGTTGAGAAACAGCGTCTCGTTGAACTGCTCAAAATTGTGCGGCGTATCGTAGGATACCGGAAAATTGAAGCCGCCGGTCGATCCGCCGAGTTTGTAATAGTGCTCTTTGACGCTCTTCCAATACGGATACGGCGCCAGCAGCTGCACGGCAAAGAGCACCGTCCGCAGGCTGTAGGTAAACACCGGCGCCTCCTTGATGACCGCGTCGATCCAGTACTTTTCCTCAAAGTAGAGCCGGACGGTCGTCATCGGGAGAAACGCCGTATTCAGCGCCTGCAGCTGTTCGCCGGTAAAGTTGTCGATCCGGCCGATGAGGCCGATCTGACGCGAGCCGACGGACATGCTGTCCACAGACTCCCCCACCTGCTCAAAGCCCTGCGATGTAACAACGCTCACCGGGATGCCGTCGATTCCGGTGAGCGTTGTGATCTTGTAAACGGACTGCCGATGTCCCATTTTCAGCGAGGTGTTCCCGCTGACGACGCGCAGATCAAACACCGATCAGCACCGCCCTTTCCTGCAAAAATTTTGCCTCGCGCAGCATCTGTGCCGGGGACTGCTTCTGCGCATAGATGTTCTGCACGACCGGCGCCGCCGGCGTCGCGGCAGCCGCGCTGCGTGTGCTCTTTGTCTCGCGGACCGCCGATGTATTGGTCAAATACGGGGCATCCGTAAAGCCGCTCTGCGACGCTGCAGCAGCGTCCAGCGAGGCATGCTTCACGCCGTCAAGCTCGCTGCGGATGCCGTCGGCAAGACCTTCGGAGATAAAAGCGCCATAAGACCGGAACACCTTGGAAGGGCTCTGGATCCGCAGCGTCACGGTAAACGTCCGGGTCATGATCGCGGCAAGCGCACGCATCTGACCTTCAAGCGCTCCGCTCTTTGAGGCAAGGCCGTTGATGAGACCCTGCACTGCCTGCGCGCCGATGGTGGTGAAATTCCCCTCCATCGCGCCCAGCGCCGTCGTGGCCGCCGTGACCTGTCCTTCGACCGCTTCGGTCAGACGGGTGTCAGCGGCGATCTTCTCCGCCGCGTCCGCCACGGGGTTTTCCTCCGTTTCGGCCACGGCGCCGAGAGACTGGAGCCACGCCTGCGCCGCGGCGTCGCCGCCATCGGAAAAAGCCTGCGACAGCGCCGAGAGCTGCTCCGGCGTTGACTTTGCCAGCTCGGCCATAACGCCCGCCATTTTCTCCGGCCCCTGGTCGATCAGCGGCTGCAGAAGATCGGACGGCAGCTGGCCGCCGAGTTGGGCAATGTTATTGCCCCAGTCCTCCATCGCCTGCGTGTTGTGCTGCAGGTTCTTTATCATATCCTTCACGGAAATGTCGGACTTCGTGTTGATCTTCTCGAACATGTTGGTCGCGGCATCTGTAAAAGTATCGAGCCGTTCGGATGCTTCATCCGCGCTCATGCCGATAGATTCCAGCACATCCGTCACATCATACCCGCCAAGAACAACCCGCTCAGCGGCTTCCGCACTGGCGTCCAGCGCATCCGCAGTGTCCTCGACGGCGGCTGCTGTACTCTGCGCCGTAATGCCGGCATCAGCCATGTATCCCTCGTAATCGGCTACCGCGGCCGCAGCGTCGTCCGCCGCCAGCTTTGCCTGGCTCCACGCCTCGTTTGCCTTCAGAGCCGTACCCCAGGTACCGACATCGTTTTCGGAGTAGGCCGCCTGCGCAGCGGTGCGGTTTCTCTCCGCAATATACAGGTTATACTCCGCCTCGGCCTGTTCCTTGAGCAGCTGCGTGTACCGTTCCATGGAGGCCGTTACGCGCGCGGATTCCTTCATTTTGGCGATGTGGTCGCTCATGGCGTCCGTGGACATGTTGAGTGCGCCGGTCTGCGCGTCGAAGGACACATTCAGTCCGTCCACCGAGCCGTTCAGCTCATCACAGATCGTCTGCATGAGCCGCTGCTCGTTTACCGTGCCGGTGTATCCGCCGGAGAGCTCCTTCAGCTTTCCGACGAGCTTCTCCGCCGCAAGAGCATTGCTCTCAATGTCGTCGATGCTGCTTTGATAGGCAGCCGCAGAATCCTTCTGTGTCTGTGCCAGATCCTCCATGGAGCGATTGAGCGCAAGCGTGTTTTTCTGCGCTTCTCGCAGCGCAGGGTTCGCCTTCACATAGGCCTTCTGCAGCGCTACAGCGCCGGCAACAAGCGCGCCGATAGCCACGGCTGCCGCTACATACGGATTCGCTTTTACCGTAGCGTTAAAAAGGGCCTGCGCCGCGGAGGCCATAGTAATTTTTCCGGTCAGCACGCCGAGAATGGTTTCTTTTGCCGTCAGCGCCCCCGCTTCCATCAGTTCTGCCGCCGTTCCGGCCTCGAGCCAAAGCGTAAGCGTTCTTTGCGCCGCGCTGAGCGAATTAACAGACGAAACTACGGTCTTGATAATGGCAAACGACCCATACGCCGCCGCAAGGCCGCTCACTACCGCCGTCGCCGCGGGATATTCGGTCTTGATGTACTCGACCCCGCCGCGGATGCCGCCGCTGTTCATGGCCTCCGCCAGGTCCGCCGCGAAGCCTCCGACCGCCTTCTGCGCGCGGGTCGCTGCGGGGATCAGTTCCTTGCCGATGGCGGCGCCGATGTTCTGGATGTTCAGCTCCGTGATGCGCGAGGCGTTCGCAAAGCTCGTGCTGGCGGTGCGGGCAAAGTCGCCCTGCGCGTCCGCCGAAACGCTGAGCAGATAGTTATACCGCAGCGTCGCCTGCTCTGCCTGCGTCATGGAGGAATACGCCTTGTCGATGCCCTGCGCCATGGCGTAGGCTTCCATATTGGCAACGCTCATGTTGATGCCGAGCTGCTTGAGCGGCTCGGTCTCGCCGGAAATGCCGGAGCGGATCTTGGCAAACGCCTCGTCGCTCGTGATGTTGAAAAATGAGGCGAAGTCCCCGGCAAGCCCGGTAAGATCGGTGGACATCTGCCGCACCGCGTCGCCGGAAAGTCCCATGCTCTTGAGCATGGCGCCCATGGTGCCGGTGTACTGCAGCGCCGAAAGCTCCGTAATGCCGAAGGCCGTTGACGCGCCCTTCGCCCATTTGTTGATCGTATCGGCGCCGTCGCCGAAGGTGACATCGACCACGTTCTGCACTTCCTGCAGATCGGACGCGAGCTCAACAGACCGCTTGGTAATGTTGATGATCGTATCGGCGATCGCTTTACCGGAGATTGCAATACCGATCCCGGCGATGGCCTTAGTCGCCAGACTTTTGAGCTCGCTTGCGCCATGGCTGAATCCGCTGCTGTCGATTTTGGTGTCAAAAGAAAGTGTCCCGTCGCTCATAATGCATCTCCTTCGGAACGGATAAGATCCTCGATGGATTCCCCGCGCAGCAGCCGCTCACGCACCTGCTCGGTGAGCAGCCGTTCGTCGATTCCGACGGCGTCCGGGATCGCCGCGGCGTCCTTCGCCCGCTGCGCCGCCGCTTTGTCCTCGCACTTGGAAACGTCCAGATGCCGCAGCCGGATCTTCTCCGACAGCGCGCAGCGGCAGAGAAAGCAGCCGCCGAGCAGCGCGCGGAACTGCCACCAGTGCAGATCCTCATCCATGAGATCGATGCCGTACAGCTGCCGGAACGAAGCATAGATCTCCGGCGCGTCAAACTCATAATCGAAGTCCCGCTCACCGGCAGGCAGCTCCGGCTCGTCGCCGGCACGGACGAAATGCCCGAACGCTTCCGCCCACGCTTCCGGCGCTTCGCCGTCAAAAAACCACCGGCGAAGCAGCTCTGCCTTGTGTCCGTCCAGCACGTCCGGATCGTTCTGCAGCCGGAGGATCTTGAGGATATTCCGGAATCCCGGCCGGATATCGTAGACGCTGCCGTCCACCTCCACGGTATCGGGCAGCGCCTTTTTCTTCGTGCGGGACAAAGAAAAATCAATCATCGTACTTTGCGCGGATGCTCTCCGCGTAAGCCGCGCCCGCGAGCCGGGCGATCTGCGCTGTCAGCTCGCCGATGCCGGCAAGGCCGAGATCAAACCCATCCATGCCCTTGACACCGGCGAGGATCCTCTCCACCGCGCCGGGGCCGAGCAGCCGGTCGATGTACGCGAGCATCGCCTCGTTCTTTTCCAGAACGCTGCCCGGGTCGTTCATGTCCGCGCCCTCGAATCGCCGGTCAAGTTCCAGAAGATCCCGGATAATGGCGGCATCCGAACGCGAAACGTCGAAAATCTCGCCGTTGATGGAGATCTGCGGCTTTTTGAATGTCAGAGAGATCTTCTTCATCCCGCGCTCTCCTTACTCGCTCTTGGCGGTGAATGCCTTTGTCGAGGGGTTGAACGTACCCTCCACAAAGTTGCCGACCTGGTGCAGATTGCCCGCCACCTTCACGATCTCCGTACCGGCGCCGGTGATACCGGTGACCTCGACGCACACGCGGAATTTCCGCGCCGGATATGCGCCGGAGGCTTCGTCCTTGTAGAGATCAACGCGGATGTAGTCCGTCTCCGCGTCGCTGCCGGTCTTCTGATTGCGGGCAATGTCGTAAAGGAACGAGATCGCCGCGTCGTCCGAGATCATCTGCGTATCGAACGCAAACGAGTTCTCGTACCCGGTGATCGTGCCGGACGCGCTCTTATCGTTGATGTAGGGCGTTTTCTCCACCTTGGCGGCGGGGTTCTCGTCCAGCGTCGTGAAGCCCGTACCCATGAGCGAGTAGGTATCGCTCGGCGTAGAGCCCGTTTTGAGATAGTCCGCGATCATGTACCGCATGACTTTTGCCATAATTCATACCTCCGTATAGTTGATAGATACTGTGATCTGATATTCCGATGTGCCGCTCTCGGCAGCGCCGGACATATATGCGCTGACGGACACGCCGACGGCGTGGCAGCTTCTCCCGCCGTCCAGCTGCGGCAGATCCCCGGAGCGGCTCTTCTGCCGCACCCAGCTTTCCAGCGATTCCATCCACGCCTGGTTGTCCACGCGGGACGCCTCGGCCTTCGAGGACTGCCGCGCGAGCAGGTAATAATACTCCGTAACGTCGCGGCTGCCGTCAACGAACGGCACAACGTCCTTCGTCGGCTGCTTATAAAGCCCGTAGCTGCCCGCCTCGCCGTCGAGCTGGTCGGTCTCGATGCGGTCTCCGGCCTCGATATCGCCGAATCCGTACAGCCAGCGGATGATGCTCTCGCTTACCGTCATTTGGCGTTCCCTCCCGTAAGTTTGGTCAGACCGCGCAGAATGGCGTCCTTCCCGCCGTTCTGCTTCATCCGCTCAAACCAGTAGTTCCCGCGCATCGGCGCGCCGGTGAAGTTCGCAGGCCGGTAATACCAGCGCCGGGCGTAGGGTGTGGCGTAGCGCACCTCACCCGAGCCGAGGCGGGTGTTGGTCGTGCCGCTTCGGTTCAGCGCGCCGCTGTCGAACGGCACCATCGGCGCGCAGCGGCGCAGCACCTCGCCGTCTACGAACTTCTGGGCGGTATCCCCCGCCATCAGCCCGCGCGCCTTCAGCAGCTCTCTTGTAGATTTCATGGTGAATTTTACCGCCATCAGACGCACACCACCTTCCAGCTGCGCAGCCGAGGCCGCAGCGTGTTGTCCGCTACGCTCTGCACGATCACGGCGCCGTGGCCGCGGATAAGATCGTCCTCGGTATACTCCTCGGAGATCTCCGCAGCGCACGCGCCGAACACCAGCACATCCCCCGGCGCGAGCGTCAGACCGCCTGGGGCCGCCGGTGCGGGGATCGTGATGGACGTTTCCGCGGCATAGAGGATCTTGCCGGCCTCGTTGGCCAGCGCGGTGCGGACGGTCTTCTGCCGCCACTGGACGCCGCGCAGCTCGCGCCGCGTCCAGATGTCCGCCCGGCCCTCCCGCGTGCGATGGTAGGCGGTGACGGTATCCGTAAATAAAGGCCCCATCAGAACGCCCCCATCAGTCCGGTGCCGGAGAGCCAGGCAAACGCCGCAGCACGAAGATTCGCCTCCAGCAGCTCCGGCGTTGAAGCCTGGTAGCTCTCGGAGTATCCGTCGTTCGATACGCTCGTGATGCCCTGCCCCTGCGCCGTGGCCTCCGCTGCGTGCAGATAATCGACGAGCTGGCACTCGCACTCCCGCACGGCATCCGCTTTATATCCGGCAGCACCGGCGGCGCGCTGCCCGGTAAAGATATCGATCTTCCGGGCAGCGACGCGGCTCAATCGGGTAAACTCCTGCTCGGTCTGCACGGTGGTGTGGCTGCCGCTGTAATACTCCCACGTCGCGTAGCTCATGCGCCGCCTCCGCCTTCTTACGCCTTGATCTCGGACGCTTTCAGCGTGATGTAGCCTACGCTCTTGACCTTGGAGGAGACGATCTCCGCGACCTCGATCACGTCGCCGGCAGCGCAGTCGGCGATCTCGGTCGTGCCGCTCGTGAGAGCCGTGCCGCCGTAGGCCGCGCCGAACACCGCGCGGGACGCGGGGTTCTTCGTGTATTTCAGCGTGCCGGACGCGCCGGTCACGGTGAGCTTCGTGCCGCCCGCGGTCGCGCCCTGCGCCGCGGTAACAGCCAGCGCGCCGGGCGAGTACACCGCGCGGATCGCCACGCTGCGCAGCACCTTGTGCGCGTAGACCAGACGGCCCTGCACGGCGGAAGCGCCGATGTACCTGCCGCTGCCGGAAAGATCCTGCAGATGCACCGGCACGGCGAACTCCTTGCAGCGGGTGGCAAAGCGGGGATGACCGGCGACCATGGCAAGGTTTGCCGTGGCGTCGTTCCACTCGAACACGAGGAAGCCCGCGATCTTGCCGAGCGCGCCGGTCTGCAGCACCGCGTCGCCGAGATCGGACGCATGGGTGAATTCCGGACACTTGAGCACGAGCGCGTAGGTATCCGGCGTGACGAGCAGATAGCGCTTGCCGTCGTTGGGGATGTTCTCCTTGCTCATGGCGGTGCGGATATCAACGATCGTCTCCCAGATGTTGTCCTTGCCGAGCTGGGCAACGTTGAGTGCCGTCGCCCCGGCGATCAGCACCGTGGCGCCGTCGCTGTCCATCTGCCCGGCCAGCGAATACCCGGCGCTGTCGAGACGATCCGCCACGAGATTGTCGGGTACACCGGCAGCGTCATAGCCGTCGATGATCTCGTTGACGCCCTTGTCCTTGTCGATGGTCATCGTCTCATAGGCCGTGCCGCCGGTGCCGGCGGTGATGCCGTTGGCCTTGTCGTAGTCGGAAACGGCAACCTCCGTGTCGCGCACGGGGATCTTGACGGCGCCCGCCTTGGGGCTGCCCTCGTAGTCGTTGTTGAAGATGACGCCGTCCTTGAGCACAAGCTCCTGGCGGATCTTCGCCAGCACGAGAGAAGAATAGCGTTCCTGAAGGGTGTGAGTAGTATTGGTTCCGCCTGTAGGCATAATTTGTTCCTCCTTAAAGTTTCATACCGGGATTCCGGCGAAGAAAAGCGGCCGTAACGCCGTCCGGCTCGCCGCCCGGATTGGGGTTGTCGATCTTCCCGCCGACGATGCCCTTCTGGCCCGTGGGCTGCGCGGCGAAAAGATACGCCTTGGACGACTGCAGGTCTTTCAGAGCCTCTTCCGTACCCGTCACAACGCCTTTGTCGTCCACTTTGATCTTGCTCTTGTCGAGCAGCAGCAGCGCCGTGTCGGCGTCTACAAGGCCGAGCGCCGCGCCCTTGGCGCGTACGTCCGCGGCGATGAGAAGGCCGTTGGCGCGTTCAAGCTGCTTCGTGATCTCCGCCTGGGCGGCCTCCGGGATTTTGGCCTCCTTCTCCGCCTTGGCCCTGGCGAGAATGTCGGAGATCTCCGTCTCGGAAAGCCCGTACTGTTCCGAGAAGCTCTTGGCGACGCTGCGCTCGGTCCGCTGCTGGCGGGTCTCCAGCGCGGTGAGGAGCGCCGCTGCGATATCCTCCGCTTTCGGCGCAGCCGCCGGCGCGGGAGTGGGCGCGTTGTTCGGCGCCGGAGTCGGTACCGGCGCGGGAATGGGTTCTGCCATACTGTTTATCCTCCGTTTTCAGCCCGTCGGCTTGTATTCCGTTTACCGCCCGTCGGCGCAAATAAAAAGACGGCACGTCTCCGTGTCGTCTCCGATTTGTGAAATTGGGTGCGAAAAAACCACCGATCCGAAGATGGGTGGTTTAGTCGTACAGCGAATCAGCCCGCTTCTGTGATGACAAAGCGGTTATACTCTCGGATTGTCAAATCCAGCGGCTCAATTCCCTTTTCTTTGCAGTACTTCAGAAGCTCCCGGTATTTAACGTGCTGCTTAGGATTGGGCATGAAAGCAACATACCCACCGGCACGCTCGGCGGCCTCATCAAGCTCCCGCATTTCCTGCCACTTGCGTTCGTCCACTGTCAACCCTCCTCAAATCTCAGGGGATTCAGTCATTTAAAAGTGCTCCGTGATCTCCATGGTTCCGGCTTTGAGATCAAACAGAAAGACCGTTCTGTGGTTCGGCTTTGAATTTAAATCTTCGCCCATCCAGATTTTCGGTACCCCGGACGGGTAGTACTCCAGCGGGCGCGGTGTCGATTCGGCAAATGCGATCTCGTACATATCGTTCGCCAAAGTGTCAAAAGAGCAGAATATGTGGCCCGCATTTTCCCGGACCCATTTTTCGCCCCACAGCTCAATATATTTTTCTTTGGCCTGCTTTTTTGCTTCAGCTCTGGTCATTCTATTTCACCTCATTTGTAGACATCATCAAACATATTAGTGGAAAATGGGATCGTTTTTCCGGTCAAATCTACAATAGTGCTTTTTTTCTGCCACTTGAACACGGCCAGCGTTTTCCGGTCATCATCAGATGCCTTCAGATCCATCGTTGTCGGATGGGAGTGCCCCGTCCAGCGCAGCTGCTCGTCAAACACTCGGCGGGCGAGGTCGTTCGGCAGCGTCCACGGCATACCGTTTGCGCTCGCCCCGTGCATAATGATCTTCACGTTTCCCCGCGCAAACATGGCAAACTCGTCGCCGGTTCTTGCGGTTAGCGCCGCAAGCGTATAGATGTCGGCCGCCTCCGTCGGGACCTCTGTCCACGAAAAACGCTCTGCGATAGTCTCCAAAATTCTGGCATCCGCTTCGCTGAGCTTGGCTGCGTTCTGGAACACCTGCTGAACATAGTCCGCTCTCTCCGCGGCGCGCGCCCGTTTGGGTTGAGAAATAGAGATTGCTTTCCAAAACTCCTGAAAGCGGACTTCTTCTGATGCCCTCGCCGCCGCACCCCTATCATACCCGAAAACCTGCGTCCTTTCAAGTCTCGGGCGCATATTTACCTGCGCGGAAAAGCGCTTGTATGCCGCCGTTTTCTCGTCGAGCCGGATCTTTGCCGCCGCCAGAGCGCCCTTGTCCCCCATCGCGTCCTGCGCGAGCGCGTCGCGCTTCATCGCCCGGATGCTGCGCTCCATCGCCCGCTGCCGCTGCGTCGCCTGGTAGTAGGTGTACGTCTTCCCGTCCGCCTCGAACGGCCCCGGCTCCGGCGGATACTCGACCGGCTCGGAGATCCCCGGCCAGTACGGATAATGCGTGTGACGGCAGTTGTAGGAGTAGATGTGATCGGGGTTGGACGGCTCGCCGTACCCGCACACGCTGCGAAACTCGGCGAGGGAATACACTTTCCCCTGCCATACGGCATGACTGTCACGCGCGCCCCAGTGCGCCGACACCTGCACATACGCCACGCCGCTCTCTTCGATGTTCGCCTGCATGATCTCGCCGGAGAGCTGCGCCGAGGCCGTGAGCACGGCGTTCCGCACCGCGGTGTCGATCTGCCGCGTGACGCCGTTTTTATAATCGATGTGCCGCAGGCCGCTCTGCGTAAGCAGCCGCACGGCGTTGGCGCACGCCTGCTGATAGGATACCGTCCCGCTCACGGCCTGCGTCAGAGCGCTGTTCAGCGCCGCAGTGAACGCCCGCCGTGCCGGCACGCTGCCGGTCGGAAGGGAAAAACCCATCGTCCGCGTGAGATTCAGTATATCGCCCGTCGCGCGCTTCCGCATCTCGCGCACGGCCCGGTCCACGGCGCCGCCGCGCGTGAGCCGCTGCCCCGCCTGCTCCCAGAGAGAAAGGTCGTTGCGGAACGCCATGTTCCCCACGGTCTCGAAGAGCTCCGGCGCCTGCTCGCGCAGCGCCTCGCGCGCTTCGTCGATGGCGGCCTGCTGCGCGGCCTTTGCCTCCAGCGTGTTCCGCTCGACCATGGCTGCATACTCTTTGTTCGCCTGCAGCCGCCGCATCACCTCGATCCGGATGCGGTACGGCGACCAGCCGAGCCGCCGCAGCTCCTCGGCCTGCAGCTCCGCCGTCTCCGTCCACCGCTCCTCCTTCCGGACGCGGCGGGCGATATCCGCGATGATGTCCTGCTCGAGCTGCTGAAACACGGGCACGAGCACGCCGCCGTAGATCTCGAGCTGCTCCTCCGTCAGCATGGCTCAGCGCCTCCGCAGGATATTCTGCGCCGTCGGGAAGTCGTTCTCCGATCCCTCGGCGTAGTCCTCGTCCGCGCTCTGCGCCCAGGCGAGCGCCTCGTCTTCCTCAAGATTGTATTTCGCCGCCAGATACCGGGCCCGGACATGGACGCCGCCGAGCCCGGCGAGCGCGTCCTGCCGCATGCCCTCGAGCCGTTCGGTCTTGCCCTCGATGTAGGAATCGTCAAACTCGATCCGGATCTCTTCGTCAAGATCGCAGGCCGTGCCGCAGAACGTGTTGGAAAACCACAGCGCCGCGCGGATGATCCCGCAGATGTACTGCTTCGCCTGAAAGCGCTGCCGGTTGAGCTCCTGCATCATGTCCTGCCGCTCGCCGATGTACTGCGTCGCGGTCTGCACGACGCCCGAGGCGTCAAACGAATACTTCTTCGTGCCGTAGCCGAACTTGAGGCTCATGAGCGAGAGCAGAAACTCGATCGTCGGCCGGAACATATCGATGCGGATCTGCGGGGACGTCTCGTGGATCAGATCGCCCGCCTGCGGCAGCTTGTCGCCGAGAAACACGAACCGCCGCTTCATCGCCTCGTTCGGCGCGATCGGCTGGCCCTTCTCGTCAAAGCCGCAGATCCGCTCGTTGATGAGCGTGATCTTCTCGGCGGTGTCCACGTCGTCCAGCAGCGCGGAAAACGCCGCGTCCAGCCCGAGGAACACCGGTATCGCGCCGTACACCTTCGGGTATCCGTAGCCCTGCATGCCGTCGATGCTGTTCACCTCGGCGGTGCGCATCACGGCAAACGGGCGCACATTGCCGAGCCGCACCGTCTGCTCGCTGCCGGTCTCGCCGTCCTCGGTGAAGATCACGGTCTTGTACCGGTAATTCCCCTCCGGATCGAGCGTACATATCACGAGCGTGTCCGCGCTCTGCGCGCCGCGGAGAGCCTCGCCGCAGAACGCCGCCTCGACGACCTCGCCGTTTTGCACCGTGAGCGGCAGAAAGCCGGTCGCGCCGATATAGTTGAGACAGATCCGCCCGCCGGAGAGCGTGCCGTCGCTCATCACGTCGGCGTCTTCGAGCCGCACATAGCAGGCGCTCGTCCCCTCCGCGCTGGTGAGCTCCAGCTGCTCGCGGTACTGCGTGTCAAACCGGTTGGCGGCAAGGATCTCGTGCACCGCCTCGTCGTTGCTCCCCGCGTTGATCTCCACGACCTCGCAGAGATTCGCGTCGTCCGCGGCCGCGCGCTTGGCAAAGCCCATCCGGGCGAGCGAGTAGCGCTCTCCGCTCACGGTCACGCGCCGGTGGTCGTCCGTCTCGCGGATGCGGTACCAGTCGTCCGCCTTCCACAGGATATCCGCGGCCACCGTGTTGACGGCGTACCCTGCCTTCTCCAAATAGGCCTTTACATGCTCCTTCATCTTGCCCTCCGGTCAAAATAATCCGTCCAGGCGCTCCATGCATAGTTGAAGCTGTCCCAGTAGTCGTTGATGTTCCCGAGATTCTTGTCCTCGGGGATGCTCGGCTTGTCCGCGTCCCAGCGCAGCTGCGATAGCGCCGTGATAAGCCCCGCACACCGCCGGTCGATCCGGATCC